TCAGCTAATATCTCAAAAGCTGTTGTAGGGTCAATATAATCTCTATAAACTATACCCCATCCTATAGTGTTATCTATAGCACCATTACCCCAATAAGTTGTTTCGTATATTTTTCCAAATGCCATTTATTTGTCTTTATATGTTTGGTAGCATATCGCTACTGCTTGTTCTCTATTGTATTCCTTTGTCATTTCTGCTACACACCGAATCATAAAATCTTTTTGCTTCTCTCTCGCTTTTGGTTTTGGTATCGGCATCTATGTAATTTTTTAGTTTTGTTAAATTTGTTTCTTTTACTTTATATCTCATAAAACCCATCCTTTAAAGGTTGTATCTGTATCTGGACTTATATCCTCATCTGTGTTACTATTATACTCTGGAAATAAATCATTGTGAAAACTTAAATAATCTACTAATCTTGTTGAATAATAATTAGCATACTCTCTTGCTTTGCCTACTAAATAATCTACTTCATTCTTATCTACGTTTTGTGCTGTTTCGCTACTGTGCTTAAATACACCACCATTTTTTATTTGATAAGCTGCAAATGGTATATAGTTCATCTGAGCAAACCAAATTAATGTAGGTTGTACATAAGTGTTTACTAATGATAAATAATTACCAGCTAAATTACCAGCTATAATATGACCACTTATTTTGTTGTATAAGTCTGTTCCTAATAAATTCTGAATATCTATCTGTTGTGCAACCTTGATAAATTGTATAAACTTATCTGTGTCTACATTTCCATCAAGTATTGAGTTCTTGACTAAATCTGTCCTGTTTATAAATAATGCTGTTGCCATACTAATTCTTAAATCCTATTTTATTCCAATACTCAGCAGTATAACCTTTATACTTCATATCTTTAGGTGCTACAGGTACTTTCTGTGCGTTTGCTTCTGGCTTAAAACCTCTTGACCTTGCCTCTGATGTAGTTATAGCATCCCCTAAACCTTTTGCACCATCTTTGCGTACATACGTCTTTCTAAGCCATTTATGCTGACATCTCGCACCACCTTTGTAAAGCCATATAGAATAAGTATCACTTCCACCTTTACCAAAACCAGCATTAACTACTTTTTTATCCATAGAAATAATATCCTCTTTTCTATATACCTTTTTAGCATCTACCATTTTTTTACAAAACTTTCTTGAGTTTGCACTATATCTTTGTGGAGAATACATATATCTAACTAAGAAAGTATTACCCTCCTCAGCTTCTTGTTTGCTCTCTCCATCTTGCTCACTCTCTCTAAAAGGCTTTGCACTACCTGTACTTACAAACTCCCATATTTTAGCAAGTGTGCTTTTTTCTTTTGGTTTGTTTAAGTCCGTAATAACCTCGTCTAAGCCATCTTCTTCGTCATAGTTAACCTCACGCTCATCCATTACGTCAAAGTTGCTTAAAAGCTCATCCTCGTCCTCTCCTAAGTCAATTAAAGCATCTGCTATTTCTACACCTAAATCTTCTGGTAATTCCTTAGCTAACTTTACTCCTGTTTCTTCTTCTCTTGTTTCTTCGTCCTCTACGTTCTCTAAGTCTGTAAACTCTAATGGTTGTAAGGTCTTAAAGTATAGTTTTAAGCTAATATTATTAAAAGCTAATATCTCATCAAAAGCATCTATTAAAAGGTGCTGAAATGGTCTAATAACTGTGTTATCCATTAAAGTACTTGCAGTTTTTAACTCATCTGCATTATTACCTAAACCTGTACTATCTTTAATACCTAACAACATAGGACTTACTACCCTATGTGCTACCATTATCTTTTTACTACTTTCGTCTGATAAGAATTGGTATTGATTATGTGCATCACTTAGTTGTATAGGCTCTATAGTTGCTTGGCTCTCTGCATTGTCATTAAATGCTAATATAAACTTACCAGCATTACTTGAGCCACTAAACTTTTGATATATTCTATTCTCTAACATTTGACGTTCCTCAGCGTTTGGAGTTCCGTTGTTAAAGTTAATTAACATACTTGGTGCTAATCCGTTTAGAATGTTGTTTAAGTGATAGTTGCTTATTTCTTCTTCTAACTCACTATATTGTAAGCCACCTTGATAGTCTGGACTACTATAATACTTGTACCCAGCTCTGTAAGGTTTTACATATAGTATTTCTATGTTTTCATTAGATAAACCAAAAGATGGTATTCTCTTTAGTTCTGTACTTTGTTTTACTTTACTCCAATTATCAGAATAATAGTAAGCAGCTATTTGTCCTTTTTCGTTACACTTTTCTGCTCTTAAGTTTTCTACAGGTATATGCTCTACTTGGGCGATAGTCTTTCTATCCTTAGAGTAGATTATCTGTATAGCACATTGACCCATTAGCTTTAAGTCATAACATAACTTTCTTACGCAATCTTTATTAAATAACGTAATCATTTTAGCGTATGCTTCTGGCTTTCTGTTGCTATTTAAAGCATCTAAACCTTTACCATAAATCATTTGGCTAATACCATTGATTATAGCATTGTTTGTAGGACTTCCGTTATATCTGTCTATTAAGTACCCAAAGTAATTATTATCACTTCCGTAAGCAACCCATTTCTTGTTAGACTTCTCTACAATCTCTGGACTTGTATAGGTGCTTAAATTAACTATTCTTAAATCGTTCATAAAATAATATAATCGTTATCAAAACTATTCTCTGTGGTGTATTCTCCATCATTTACTGAATAGTAATCATTATTTGTTTGGTTTACTGTCTGGTCTGTACAAAAAACTCTATCCTTGTATATAACAGCAGTACCATTTTTTATTTCTAAGGTATAAAAATCTCCCTCAGTTAATGTACCAAATGCAGCAACAAAAGACATATAGTTTCCATCTGTTGAGCCTGTTGGTGTAATACTTACATTAGTTCCTGTGCTTTCACTTGTAAGATTTACAGTAATTGCACCATTAATAAATTGACGAGGTATAACCTTAAAAGTCTTATCGCCATTAGTTCCTATTAACTTCATACTAATATATAAACAAAACTAATTTATTTTGTATTGTATTAATAAAAAAAGCCACCCCATTTAAGAGATGGCTAATTTCTTTATGTCGTCAACCAAAACAGACATAGGACAAATATACAAAAATATATTTAAACCTAAGCTGGACTAATTGGCGTAGCAGAAGCTACATCTGGTACAGTACAGAAGAACGGAGGAAATACCTCAGTTGCTACAGCAGTTAAAGTAAACCCTTGTAAATCTCCAGCAGCAGCACCTGTTACGATTGTACCACCAGTAATCTCAGCACCATTATCTCTACCTAATAGTAAATACTTAGTAACTCCAGCACCATTTGGATATAACTCTATAACGTAGTGCGCTCTACCTCTATTAAGAAGTTTTATCTCTTCTTGTGTTGCTACGTCTAAAACTTGAAAAGTTACATTTAAAGTACTTTCGTAAAAAGTAGTACCATTCTCTCTTGATGAGTTCACTACTGTTTCTAAAGATGATTGCCCACCTTTAACTTCAAACTTAAAAAACTCAGCAGAGTTATCAGTAGGTAGAGTAATAGTTCCACTTGAATCTGACAATGCAGCTACAACAGCACTATAATCTAAGATGTAAATATTTTTAATTCCAGCAAAGGCAGTCTTACATCCAACCCCTCTACCTTTTGTTATTGCACAAGCCATATTATTTGTTTTAATAAAAAAGGGTAGGCAGTTTTGCCCACCCTCTTTATGTTAGTTAGTTTAATTTATTAATCGTAAAGAACTACGTCAGCACCAACACCGATTTGTACACCAGCAGTATATCGCATTACGATACGCACATTCATACTACCATCATTCTCAGCCATATCAATAACTCTTACTTCGTTTCTGTCATCTAATAGACCTGTTCCGAAGAATAAGTTAGAAGTTCTTGCTGCGATTGCACAGTTATCTCTTAAACCACTTGTTGGGTATAAATCAACACCATCAAAAGAAGTTGCACCACCTTGATACCACATATGTGATTGAGCATCTACACCAGAGTTAGTAGCAGCAAATCCACCTAAAGCTCTTACATAAGCCTTAAAGATATTTTGTGATACATATATTTTTAAATCCTCAGCACCATATACTCCAGAAGGAATAGCATCAACGATTTTCCCAAGTTCAGCAACAACGTTAGCAGAAGTAACTGTAGTTCCTGTAACATCATTTACAGTACCATCAGCTAAAGCTAA